TGACGAAAACGGAGACTATTTCTTCTTGCCGTCAGAAGATGAAATCAAAGAATGGTTTCCGAATGAAGAAGACAGGATCAAAACATACGAGAGCGGTGAAAAAGACTGGTGGTGGCTTCGCACTCCGAACGCTTCTTACTCCAACTACGTCCGTACTGTGACCACGGGTGGCGGTTTGCACAGCTACGCTGCGTACCATGCCAGTGGGCTTGCGGCGGCTTGTGTAATCGGATGATCTTGCAATCAGCCCCGGCAGGGGCGAGGAGGAAAGAACGGTGCAATGAAAAAAAGCAAATGGATATCAGTCAAGGATAGAATGCCCGATAGAGGAGAAACAGTACTTACAGTCCGTGTAAGGCGATCTACGGGTAAGCGTTACATTGCGATGGATATACTCAGCGTTGACAATCAATGGATATATGCTATGCAGGACAGTACAATATATTGGCAGCCACTACCTGAGCTGCCGAAAGAAATAAAGGAGAAAGTATGAGATCAGCATTACTTTACAAATACGGCGATATTGCCTATTGGACAGGCAATTATGCCGAGGGCGGCAGCGATCTGATGAAAGCTGCGGCATTAAGCGCAGAAGCGCAGAACAAGCCAGCATATCACATCAGACCGGCTGAGCTTACAGCAGAACGCAGAGCCGATGTAGACAAGAGCTTAGAGGGGTACGTAAGGCTCAACGGCAGATACCGCTATCAATCGGGAGAGCAGGCGTACAGTGGTAAGAGAGTGAAAGTGTTTGTACCGAGAAAGCATAGAAGGAGCATACTTGAAACAGTGATTGGTTTTTTTACTTACGAAGTGGAGAAATAGCATGAGCGATGCAGTTCAATTATCACTGACATCTGAGGCAGTCGAAACCGAAAACTATAACATAATTTCAGCGCAAAGGAAAGCTGAAAAGCTGATACTAACGCACAGTACGCCTACTTTCGGTATAAGGAGTAAAAAACAAAAGATAAAATAAATGAGAATAGGGATTATTGATGTAGACGGACACAACTATCCGAATTTGCCTTTGATGAAAATATCTGCATGGCACAAACGAAATGGTGACAGTGTTGAATGGTATGAGCCATTAATAAGCGGTCATATGGATATAGTTTATATGTCTAAGGTATTTAGTTTTACACCTGATTATGAATATATTATTGATGCCGATAAAATAATCAAAGGCGGTAGCGGATATGCTATAAAATTAGTTGATGGTAAGGAAACATACGACAAATCACAGGACAGCGATTTACCTTATGATATCGAGCATATTTATCCCGATTACAGCTTATATCCCGATAAAACAAATGATACAGCATATGGATTTTTGTCAAGGGGTTGCCCAAGAGGGTGTAACTTTTGCCATGTAGCTGAAAAAGAAGGGCATTGCTCAGTGAAAGTTGCTGATTTGTCGGAGTTTTGGAGAGGGCAAAAAAATATAGTGCTTTGTGATCCTATAACGGGTGCAAAAATCATAAGCGGAACGGGTTTAACAAGGTACCAGTTAGATAATGGAAAATACTGGGGAGAGAGGTTTTTGAGAAGAACAGATGGCTGAGAAGAAAAGCAACGAAACTGATAAGCTTTCATTGAAGGAAAAGCTGATGCACATTCAAACAGAGCTGCAGGTGCGGAAGGAGCAATTTAACAGTTACGGCAACTTCAGCTACAGGTCGATAGATGATATTTATGCCGGGGTCAGAGAATATCTTATAAAATATAAGTGCATCCTTATTATTTCAGATGTTTTGGAAACTGTAGGCAGCTGCGTGTATGTGAGATCGGACATTAGCCTTGCAGATGCAGAAAGTGATGACATCATAACAGTAAGCGGCTATGCGAAGGAAAGTGAACACGGCAAAATGACAGGAGATCAATGGACGGGTTCCGCTTCCAGCTACGCAAGAAAGTATGCGCTTACAGGACTTTTCCTGCTGGGAGACGAGCCAAAGCCGCCGCCCGGAATAACAGGAAGCAGGAACAGCCGCAAGGCGGAAACTGCGCCGCCTTACATTTGTGAAACCTGCGGAGTAAAAATACAGATACCAAAGGGTTGGACGGCTGAAAAGATGGCTGCTTACTACAAAAGGGATAACGGCGGTAAGTTTGAATGCAAGAAATGCATGGAAAAGAAAAAATAAGCATATATGCGAAGCCTAATAAGTACGCATATAAAATCAATGTTAATCATCCTGATATTTTGCCATTGTATGAACGATTCAAAAAGCTGAAGAAAGTTATCATACTATCAGATGCCGAAAGGCACGAATTTGAAGGCGCTGTATTCAGGATGATAGAAAAGGGGAAATAAGAAATGCGGTCAAGAATAGGAATATCGAAAAAGCAATGTGAGCAGGAACTATGGGAAACTGTATCAGCTTGCATCAATGGCAACGGCGTTATTATGCTTATTGCCCTTGCATGGCATACGGGATGGGGCAAGAAACGAATGAACGCTTTTGTGGAAACATATAATGATGTCCAAGAGGAGTACTACAAGCATGAAAGAGACGGCGTATTTAAGTATATGGCTGGCAAAGAGCTTGGCGCAGTCGGAGTAGATATGAATGAAATGCTGCCAAAGCCTATAGATTTCATGCGGCATAAGCGGAACGAAGATAAAGAAAAAGAAAAGTGCAAAGCGAAGATCACTAAAGCGAAAGCTCAGGAGCTCAGGAATAAAGTGGTGGGATTAAAAAGCTATGCAGACAGCATAAAGGCGGCAGAACTGCACCACGAGTAAATGTTAAGCCAAAGAGTGTACATGATAACAGGAGGAGAAATATGGCAAGACCTATGAAAAAAGGGCTTTCCTATTTTCCTTTTGATTCAGATTTCTTTTCCGACATTAAAATTCGCTGCTTGCGTGGGAAATTCAGTACTGACGGCGTAATGGTGTTTATTTTTTTACTTTGTACCATATATCAGAATGGGTACTATATAGATCTCAATGACGATCTTATATACATAATCTCCGATGAGCTGAAGCTATCGGAGGGACGGACAAGGCTGATAGTTGACTACCTGATCAAGGGATCACTGCTGCAATGCATATCACTTGACCCGGTCAAGGTTTTAACATCAGCTGCAATACAACGGAGATATCAGGAGGGCAAGAGAACAGCCAGAAAAGATATCGAAGTTACAGCGGAGTTCTGGGTGCTGAAAAAAGAAGAGACCCTGAGCTTTATCAAGCTATGCCCACTTAAAAATAATACCTGTAATAACGCTGATAATACAAGTAATAGCCCTTATAACACAAGTAAAAACGCCACAAAAGAAAAGAAAGGAAAAGAAAAGAAAGGAAAGGAAAGGAAAGATAAAGTTCAGGCAGATAAGCTGCCTGAGCCCCCCTCTGCTATTGCAGACATATTTAACACATTATGCACAAAGCTTCCGCCGGTAACGGTAGTAGGAGCTAAGCGAACCACAGCACTTAACCGCCTGACTGATCAATACAGCATGGAAGAAATAAAGCGAGGTCTTGTTAAGGTGAGCGAGAGCGATTTTTTAAACGGTGACAACCAGAGAAACTGGAAAGCTACATTCGACTGGATCATATATCCTGACAATTTTTGCAAGATTTTAGAAGGCAATTATGATAACTTAAAAGAATCGGACAGAAATTATGGGATCACTATAGAAGACCTTGAAAGCATGGCAAATAAGTTTTGATAAGGAGCAGAAGGCATGATATATTTAAGCAAAAGCAAGTACCACAACAAGCGTATTATTGTTAACGGAGAATCCTTTGACAGTAAGAAAGAAGCACAGAGATGGGCAACTCTGAAAATCCTGGAAAAATCAGGCAAGATCACTGATCTTAAAAGACAGGTGAGCTTTGAGCTTATCCCTTGTCAGAAGCAAGAAGGGAAGATCATTGAACGCTCATGCAGCTATAAAGCTGACTTTACTTATGAAGAAGACGGCAGGCTTATTGTTGAGGATGCTAAAGGATTTAAGACTCCTGAATATAAGATCAAGAAAAAGCTTATGCTGGAACGTTACGGAATAATCATTAAGGAAGTATAAAGTAAATGGAGATGAACGTTTGATTGAGCAAGAAGGTGTATGGAGCCTGCCTAATGAAGCAGACTGATAAGAATTATAAGGAAAAGGCATGCAAGATATGTGGGAGTTATTTCAAGCCTATGTATCCTTATGAAAAATATTGCTGTGACGAATGCAGGGATATAGGATATAAGGCATCGAAGAAAGAAAGCAACAAGCGGTTCAGCATAAAGAAAAGTGCAGAGATCAGGGAGTACAATCATCGGCACAGATTTTGCCCAGAATGTGGGAGGCCTTTGGATAACGGAAACCAAAGGGTACACTTTGAGTGCATGGTGAAAAGGTGGCGTGAGGGCGACAGAGACAAGAAGATCAAACTGTATTTTCAGAACCGTGGGTACCGCTTGTGTGAGGTAGATGAGCTGGCAAAGGAAGGTGAATGAGGTGATGATATGAAAAATGAAGCCAAAGTAGAGATAGTAAAGAGAATACAGCGAATGTCGGGAAGTCAGTCATCCTACAGCATTTTTTCCGACTGGATAGAGTGTTTTGCTTTGTCCATAGCCAACACCTGTATGATGATACACGGCAGTGTGTGGCAGGAGCGAGAAAAGCGATATTTGCAGATAATTAACAAGTATAACAAAGAAGAACGAATGCAGTTTGCGGAAATGTGCGAACTCCTCACAGCAGCATACGAGGACGGGGACAACTTCCGATTTGGTGATATTCTCGGTGAGATATACATGGAAAGCGGAAGCGGAAACAAGCACACGGGGCAGTTCTTCACGCCTTATCATGTTTCGCTGCTGACTGCTCAAATGTCTGTCTCCGCCGATTACGATGGGGAAAAGCCCATAAAGATAAACGAGCCGGCCTGCGGCTCGGGCGGAATGATAGTTGCTGCTGCCGAGGTACTGCACCGCAGAGGCATAAACTTTCAGCGGTGCATGAGAGTTGAAACGCAAGACCTTGATTGGAAAGCTGTTTATATGTGCTATGTGCAGCTGAGCCTTTTGGGTATAGATGCTGTAGTGATACAGGGGGACACTCTCACAGAGCCGTACACGGGCGGCAATTATCCGCAGAACAAGGTGTTCAGAACGCCATGCAATATGGGAATGCTGCTTTTGGCAGCGGAAATTTCGGAAATGCTGCCGATAGTAAGCAGAAAACGGAGGAGATCATACTGCCCGTTTTCGGAACGGATACGGTATATGAACCTGTAGAACAGACATCAGGACTCAGCCGAGTAGGATATAGCAAAAACCGAATGGATAAGGAGTACTTAATGAATACGGAAAAGGAGGTATAAATGCTATCCAATGACTTTTTAGAAAGCCGTTACAGCTATCGTGTAAATATCGGGGACATGGTTTATTTCCTGAAAGAGTGTGAAGCCGAGGGGTTGATGTGGCCACATGGTTTAAAGCCTACCGAATTCGACCCGTTCAAGCTCTATGATGGTGAAAATATACAGTACCTTGCGCCTATACAGAAGGTGGATAACAGGAACAAAGTCTATATCAAATGCTTTTACGGGCTGCTGTATTTTTCTTTTCACTATAACTGGAATACACAGCCGTACAGTGAATACAGAAGAGGATCCCATGAGTAATGAGATCGAATGTCAAAAGGGAAAAGGAGAGAGAAAATGAGTGCAGAGGAAAAAAGAAAAAAACTTGAAAGCTTTGTCTGGCAGGCAGACAATCTCCAGAGCTTATACAAAGCGTATCAGTTTAAGCACGATCTGGCTATGAAAATCGCATCTATAGGCGGCATGGAAAAAGGGAAAAACGATTACCGCCCCAATGGAGCAGAAAGTAAAGTGCTGGATTGTGCTGACGCACTGGAGGCTTATGCAAAATGTGCGGAAAGGTTTTCCAAACTGGAGCGTGAGATCATAGCGGCACTGGACAATATCCAGGATGCCAGGATCCAGAGCATTATGCGCCGTGCATATCTATGTGGGTATTCTCAGCAGAAAATTGCTGATGAGCTGGAGGTCAGCATAGAAACCGTAAAGAAAATGATAAATGAGGGCATATCCGCTATTGATCTATAATATTGATCTGAAAATACCCGAAAATACCCGAAAATACCCGAAAATACCTGAAAATACCTGAAAATACCTGAAAATACCCAAAAATACCGTTGATTTTGTTATTTAAGTGTAGTATGATATAATCAGGATAAGTGGAAAAAGTTGTTTTTCTTACATATTGGACTCCTTTCTCGATGCAGCGGCAACAGTCGCTGCAAAGATGCCGTCTGAAGTATCAAGGCTATAAGGCCTGACAGGTGCAATTCCTGTTGACGGCCGCTGAGACTCTTTCCCCTTATAATATTAATGCTGCACTTGTGTGCAGCATTTTTATTTAGAGGTGAGATCATGACAAGCAGGCAAAAGAAATTTGCCTATATAATGGCAAAAGAAAATATTAAGCCCGGAGATGCAGCAATAAAAGCAGGGTATTCCCCTAAATTTGCAGCTCAAAATGCGGATAAGCTTATAAAGAATCATAAAATAGTCGAATTGATCAAGGAGCTTCAGGAGCCCCATAAAAAGAAGGCTTTGCTTGACGCAAGAAGGAGAAAAGAAATACTCCAGGAGCTGGCAGAAAACCCTGAAAATCTTCCCGGAGACAGAATGAAAGCGATAGATATTCTTAACAAAATGGATGGAACATACTTGAAAGCCGACAAGATCAAAGAGAGAGAAATAAGACTAAAAGAAGCAGAATTTGAACTGAAGAAAAAGCAGTCTGAAAGCGAGAACTGGTAAAAGTATGCTAAGCGATTTTTACAAAACCGAAGAATGGCAGAAGCTCATACGGATATTGAGGCTTGAACGTGTAAACGATGAGGGCAATATAATATGTGAGTATTGCGGCAAGCCTATTGTAAAAAAATATGATTGCATAGCTCATCACAATATCCAATTGACTGATGAAAATTATACTGATCCTGAAATAGCGTATAACCCGGATAATATAAAACTTGTACACCACAAATGCCACAACATTATACATGACAGACTGGGATTTTACGGGAAAAAGGTATATCTTGTACATGGATCACCTCTTTCCGGGAAAACTACATGGGTAATGGACAATATGTCCAGAGGTGATCTTGTGGTGGATGTTGACAGATTGTGGAATGCGGTATCATGCATGGGTATGTTTGATAAGCCGGACAGACTAAAGTCTGTTGTGTTTGAAATGCGTGATATGCTGTTAGATAATATACGAGTAAGAAACGGGAAATATAAATGCGCTTATATAATCGGCGGATACCCTTTGTGCGCTGAACGCAGAAGATTAATACAGCGTCTTGGTGCTGAGGAAATACACATTGATACAGACAAGGAAGAATGTCTGCGAAGGCTGCACGGTCAGGCTGACAGAGACATTAAATTGTGGGGGAAATACATCGATGATTACTGGGAAAGGTACTCAGAGTGAAGGAAGAAAGAAAAACCAAGATCATGTCGCTGGTCGCTCCTGAGAGCAGAGAAATAATAGAGCCTGCCGTTGACAGCATGATATTTCTGGAAAAGAGACTGGAAGAACTTGAAAAGCTGCCGTTTATAAGATTTAACCCCGATAATCCTGTACAGCAAAAAGTTACGCCAGCGGCTAAGCAATATAAGGAATTTCTCCAGCAGTATTTAAACGCTGTTAAGCTGGTGGAAAAAGCCGCAAGGAAGGATGACAAACAGGCAATGTCGCCTCTGAGAGAATGGGCGGAAAAACGGCGAAAAATGATGGAGGATCAGAGCGGATGAGCATAGAACAGGTGAATAGTGAAGTGCTGGATATGATGAGCAGCTTTGCCGTGAGCTTAGCCGTTTACCGATTTTTTGACAAAAAGATCGAGGAAAAATATGATCAGCTTGCAGACAGGATAGAAGAGCTTTTTGAGATATTCAGACCCGAAAGCCCGAAGCAAACATCCGAGATACTTAATGGAATAATTAATGAAAATAAAGATGCTTTCCTTTATGAGGCACAAATGTATAACGCAATAATTAAATAATATCAAAACGCATACTCCAGTATGCGTTTTTTATTTGAAGGCTGTTGTGAGGTGTGTATATGCTTATTTGCGAAAACAAAATATATACACCTGACAACAGCTTTCTGTTAAAGTATCTGGCAGAAATAGAGTTGGGAAATGTTATTGTAGGCCAGGAGCTGCGAATGATGCTGGTAAAACTGCGTGATGACATGAAAAGCGGTGAATATCTATATGATACCGCAGACGCTTTACTGAGAATGGACTTTATGGAAAACTGTGTACGGCTTACTAAGTCACCTTTTTTCGGCAAGCCTATGATACTTATGCTGTGGCAGAAGGCCTTTATAGAAGCTGTATATTCTTTTAAAATGCCGGATACGATGTTTGACAGGTTTACAAGAATACTGCTTGAAATAGCCAGAAAAAATACCAAGTCGGAAACGTCCTCTGCTTTAGGACTGTCAGAGTTTGAGGTGGGAAACGATGGAGCCGACATCGTGTGTTCATCAAATGACGATACGCAGGCGTCCATCGTGTATGATGCTATCGACATGATGAGGAAGCTTATTGACCCCGAGGATCTGGATAGTAAAAGAAATCAGAGGTTCATTTTAAACAAAGCGAACAATTCAAAGATCTTCAAGTTGTCTGATACCACACGGAACAAGGAAGGGCGAAACATTGATTTTGCCATAATTGACGAAGTGCACGAGATGAAAGAGAATATCATCGTAAAGTCTATCGAGCAGTCCCAGTCCCTGAAGGATAACCCAAAGCTTATCATGATCACAACAGAAGGCTTTGTGATAGACGGATTCCTGGATCATGAACTGGAACGTGCAAGAAAAATAGTTTATGGAGAAAGTGACAGCACAGCCGACAAAAGATACCTGCCGTGGCTCTACACACAGGACAGCGAATCAGAGATATGGCAAGACCGCACGTCCTGGGTGAAATCAAACCCTACACTGGGGATAGTGAAAAAATGGTCGTATCTGGATGAACAAGTAGACATTGCAAAACGGTCTAAGGCTGACCGTATTTTTGTGCTGTCAAAGGATTTTAACATCAAACAAAATTCTGCTGTTTCATGGCTGAATATAGAAGACTATGACTATAAGGCAGTTTATGACATAGAGGAATTTCGAGGCAGCTTTTGCCTGGGAGCTGTGGATATGTCGGAGACCACTGACCTTACCTGCGCTAAGATTTTACTTATGCGCCCGGGAGACAATATAAAATACATCCATACTATGTATTTTATACCGGAATCAAAAATAACAGAAAGTGATGACCGAGGAGCCGGAGCAAGATATAAAGAATGGGCTGAGGAAGGTTATATATCTATCGCCGAGGGAGCAGACAACGACTTATCAGCTGTGGCAGACTGGTTTTACTCCTTATATGAAGAATATGATATCAGGCTGATAAGGTGCGGATATGACCAACGCTTTTCAAAGGATTTTTTGTCACAAATGGAGTACTACGGATGGGTAAAGGAAAGCGGAAACGTTGAAATGGTTCTCCAAAATGCACAGACATTGTCAAACGCTATAAAGCTATGCGAATCTGATCTAAAGGCGCACAGAGTTAATTTTAATGATAATCCTGTAGACAAGTGGTGCTTGAAAAATTCGGGTATCAAGGTAGACGATAGAGGGCAGTGCTTGATTGTAAAACAGGAAGCTGCCAAGCGAATTGACGGAGCGGTAACAATGGCTATTCTGTATGAAATGTACAGACGATACAGAACAGAGTACAAGCAATATATAGAAAATTAAGGAAGTGATAAAAGCGAATGGGAATCTTCTCCAAGCTATTCAAGCGGCCACCTAAAACCACCAAATGGGCGCAGATGCTTAACGGTAATATACCAATATTTTCACAATTCGGCAATGACATATATGCATCTGATGTTGTACAGCAATGCATTTATTGTATTGTCACGGAAATGAAAAAGCTGAACCCAAGGCATATCAAGAGCGACATGGAAACTAATGATATTGTGCCTCAGTATCACAGTGATATACAAAAAGCCCTTAATAAGCCTAACAATCTGATGACAACATCGGATTTTATTGAAAAGATCGTATGGCAGCTGATGATGAATTACAATTCTTTTATTGTTCCTACATACGAAATCAATAAGAATAGCGGAAAAAAAACTTACAAAAGCTTTACGCCTGTGCAGCCTACGGATGTTGAATTCATAGAAGACAGATCAGGAGAGCTATTTATTAAAATGACCTTTCGGAACGGATATGTCACAACATTGTTGTACAGTGATATAATCCATATACGCTCACATTACTCAATAAATGAGTTCATGGGAGGGAATGAATTCGGGCAGCCTGACAATTCCGCTTTGCTGAAGACCTTGGAAATCAACGACCATCTGCTGAAGGGACTTGACAGTTCAGTCAAAGCAAGCTACGCCATTAACGGAATAGTGAAATACAATTCCATGCTGGACAAGGGCAAGACCGAAAAGGCTTTGAAGGAGCTGGAAGAGCATCTAAGAAACTCCGAAAGCGGATTCCTCCCTCTTGATATGACAGCGGAATTCACACCCATAAAAAAGAATGTGGCGATGGTAGATGACAGCACACTTAAATTTATTGATGAAAAAATACTACGGCATTACGGTGTGCCCCTGTGTATTCTTACGGGAGATTACACCAAATCCCAATATGCCGCATTTTATCAGAAAACGCTTGAACCGCTGATCATTTCTATTTCTCAAGCCTTTACTAAGGCGGTATTTTCAGATACTCAATTATCATATGGAAATGAAATTAAGTTTTACCCAAAGGAATTAGTGTTTATGTCTGTGGATCAGACGCTGCAAATGGTCAATATGTTGGCTAATACAGGCGGACTATATGAGAATGAAAAAAGGAATGCCTTTGGCTTAGAACCTCTGCCGGAGCTTGCAGGAAAACGCTATATGTCGCTTAATTGGGTGGATGTAGATATAGCTGCACGGTATCAGCTTAACGGAGCAAGAGACGATGGAACAAGGGCGGATCAGGAGAGTGGCGGTGAAGAGGAGGCGTAAATATGTACACCTTGAAGGTGGAAAATAATAGTGGTGAGATACTTGATTTTTCCGAAACTGATAACTTTAAAATCCTTAAAATTGGTGGACTTACCCCGGCAGCTGCAATAATTTCCACAATGGATAATGTGGGGTACGATGGCAGTGTATATTCAGGGAGCCGTTCGGGGAGCAGAAATATTACCATTGAAATCTATCCCCAGAATAATATTGAGGAAAGCCGCCAGCTCTTATACAATTATTTCGCCCCTAAAAGCAAGGTAAGGCTTTATTTTGCTAATCTTAACAGAGATTGCTACATTGATGGATATGTTGAAGCTCTGGAGGCTGATATTTTTTCAGAAATGCAAGCGGCAAATATATCCATAATATGTCCTCAGCCGTATTTTATCAAAAATGAAGATCCGGAGCATTTAATTAACCGTATCGAAGATAACAAGTGCGTCCTTACATTAAACGGCGAAGATGTGGAAAGCGGGCTGGTTTTTGACATTACCCTTAATGCTCCAAGTGGAAGAAGCGCACCTATTGTAATAGAAAACGAAACTCATGGCGAGATCATAAGGATAAAAAACACAGATTCTGCTTACATAGGCTATTACACTATCAGTACCGTACCCGGAGAAAAAAGAGCTGTTTATCGTGCAGTCTGGGGAGGGGCGGAGGAAAACATAATACATGATGTCGAAGTGCCTCTAAGATCAGGAGGGATGGTGCGCCAGTGGGTGATGCTTCACCCCGGAGAAAACGTGATAAAGGTTTACATACCGGGCAGAACAGAGGCGCAAGGTGAAGGCATTGCTGCAAAAGCGACAGTATACAGATACTATGCAGGAGTTTAGGAGGTTTTATGAAAAAGAACAAAAATGAGCTTCCGCCTATAGAAAGCCGATCTATAACGTGTGAAGTGAGAACAGATGGGAAAGACGGAAATGTTATCACAGGCAGACCAATTGTATATGACACATATACAGATATGGGGTGGTACAGAGAGATGATAGTGAAGGGCGCACTGGATATGGCTGATATATCCGATGTGCGCTTTTTAATAAATCACGATATATCCGGGATACCTCTTGCAAGGGCAAGAGCCGGCAGCAGTGCTTCAACTATGCAGATAAGCATTGATGAAAAGGGTATGCCCATAAGAATACAGCTTGATACGGAACGGAATGAGCAGGCAAGAGCCTTATACTCTGCTGTAGAACGAGGGGATATTACAGGAATGTCCTTTATGTTTTCTGTGAAGTCTGACGAATGGGATGACATAGATACGGATTATCCCACAAGAAAAATAATTCAGATAGGATCAGTAATTGAGGTATCAGCCGTGAATTTTCCGGCTTATGCATCAACTGAGATATATGCCCGTGATAAAGAAGGCGCATTGGAGAATGCACGAATTGCACTGGAGAGAGCGAGAGAGAAACGGGCAAAAGCGGTGGAGACTGCGGAGCTTATATTACTTAAAGAAAAAACAAAAATTTTAGGAGGTATTTAGAATGACCAGAAAAGAAAAGCTGACAAAAAAGCTGAATGAGCTGAGAGCAAGAAAAGATGAGCTGAAAAAGAAAGCACTCAGTTCAGAAAGTGCGGATGAAGTGCGCTCTATCAATAAGCAGCTGGAGGAACTGAACGATGATATAACTTTTTTTGAAGACGAACTCAGACAGCTGGAAGAAGAAGGTGAGCCTGAAAAAAGACATGATGTTCCTCCCGATGGCGAAACAAGAACAGTCAACGATGATATGATCGGAAAGACTATGGGCAGCTACAAGACAAAGGATGAAGAAGCAAGAAACAAAGACGTTTTTTCATCTATTGAATACCGTACAGCGTTTAAAGACTATGTACAGAGAGGAAAAGAAATCCCTCTGGAGCTGAGAGCCGGCGGTGATAACGGAGTTACATGGAGCGAAGAGCTTGGTGCGATCATACCTACTACCATAATGAACGAAATGATCAAAGAGGTTCAGAAGGTTTATGGTCAGCTTTACAGCAAGGTTCGCAAAATGTCTATAAAGGGCGGCGTTAAATTCCCTATTTCCAATCTTAAAGCTGAGTTCAAATGGATAAGTGAAAGCACTGTATCACCCAGGCAGAAAGCCGGGGATATCAAGGACTTCATAGAATTTTCCTACAATATCGGCGAGATCAGGGTAGCTCAGACGCTGCTGTCATCTATAGTTGCTCTTGATATGTTTGAAAATGAAGTGGTACGCATCATGACAGAAGCATACCTTGAGGCTATGGATAAAGGCATTATGAAGGGCAGCGGCAACGGCCAGATGCTTGGCATCCTGAGCGACCCCAGAGTTACAAACGTTCTTGAATTTACAGATGCTGAATTCTCTGACTGGACAAAATGGCGCAAAAAGCTGTTTTCCGAGATCCCCATTTCCAAGAGAGGAAAGGGAGAATTCATTTTCACAGCATCTACAGTAGAAGGCTATCTGCTGACTATGCAGGACGGCAACGGCAGACCGCTGTTTAAAGAAGCTACTGAACTGACTGTTACAGACAGCAGCACAGGCGGAAGATTCTTTGGCAGAGAGGTGACCCTTGTAGAGCCTGATGTACTAACTGATATGGGCATTGCAAATGCCGGAGATGTAGTAGGCGTTTTCTGGGAACCCGGACAGTATGCGATCAACTCAAATATGCAGTTTGGCATCAAAAGATATTTTGACGATGAAACAAACCAGTGGGTAAACAAAGGGCTTACTATTGTTGACGGTAAGATACTTGACCCCAGCGGATGCTATCTTATCAAGAAAAAATAAGGGAGGCACGGCATGAAAATTACTGACGCTTTGAAGGTGCTGTATAAAGCACTGGGCGGAAACCCTGACGATGTAAAAGAAATGACCCTTAACCCGGAAATAATCCTTGCTATGGCTGATGTGGTAATGTCTATGGGGGGTACTCTCCCGGAGGTCACACTTGAAGACAACGGCAAAGTACTTGCCGTTGTCAACGGCGCATGGCAGGCAACAGAAATTAAAGGAGGTAAAGCAAAATGATCAACAATGATCGTATAGTATCAGTTACAGCAATTGACTTGCTGACAAATTACAGCGTGATCCTGAATGCAGCAGGCGAAGATCTTCAAAAGCTTGACCCTGTTGAAACAGGTACATTCGTTATGACAGAGGCTTTGGGGAAAATGTTTCTTTCTGAGCCTGTAAAGGTTCTTGATTTCGGCAGCAATGCAGCCGCAACATTCTATTTTGTCCCTGCATTCGACTTTGAGGGATTCAAGAAAGGCGATATTGAAGTAACTGTATCCGGAGATGTGACAGCAGATGCAAGAACACTTTACAAGGGTGTGCTTTCGGGCGGCACAGTCACCATAACACCGGTAGGACTTTGACAATGGAAGATCAACTGATCTCGGTACTGGAGGAATTTGAATATCCGGTGTTTCTTCAAGGCTCACTGTCTCCGGAAATAGGCTTTCCGGAAAGCTTTTTTACCTTCTGGAACAACAGCACCGATGGTGAATTTGCCAGCAATGAAGAAATACACACGATATATAGATATTCAGTTAATTTTTACAGTACTGACCCCGAAAAAGTGTACAGTGTGCTGCGTGAAGCGGTAAAAAAGCTGAAAGCGGCAGGCTTTATTCTTTCCGGGGATGGGCATTCCCTTCCGTCAGGGGTGGAAACTCACAGTGGAAGAGGAACAGAAGTCCAGTTTCTTAAAAATAATACTATAACAGAATGAAAGGAAGTATGATAAATGGCAAGCACATTTGAGTACAGAGGCGTTAGCGATCTTGTTTACGCAGAGGTTATTTTTGACACGAACAAAAGATACTACACGGGACCGATACGGCCGTTATCACCGGTTGCAACGGTCGCAAGAGAAACAGCCAACAATTCAAAGACCTCATACTATGACAATCAGCCTATGGTCGTGATCACTTCAACAGGTGCAGATACGATCCAATTGACTATAGCACCCCCTGAGCTGAGTATTTTATCCGACATTACAGGTCAGAGATTCAAAGGCGATTCAGGCTCAATGATAGAATGCGAAAAGGTAGACAGAGATTTTGCACTTGGCTATAAATACCAGGGAACTGACGGAAGAACTCGCTATTCATGGAGATACAAAGGCAAGTTCAGTATACCGAATGAGACCTATAACACTAAGGATGACGGAACTGATACCGGTAACGTAACAATAACATATACCGGTGTGTCAACTACATACAAATTCAGTGCTGATGGCGTAGGTGCTAAAGGAATTGTTGTTGATGACAGTCTGGGCAAGCTGGATTATGACAGATTCCTTACAAAAGTGTGGACACCTGATTCTATACAATCACTCATTGTGGGAGAATCAGGGGTACCGGCTCCGGTATTTGCTCCGGCTAATCCTATTTTCTCAGGCACTCTTACTGTGGCACTGGTCAGCCCCTCTGCGTCTGCGTCAATAAAATATACCACCGATGGTTCAGATCCCACAACTTCATCTACTGCTAAGACATATTCAGCTTCAGAGATGATACAGATAAATAAGACCACAACTATCAAGGCATACGCTTATGCAGGTGGTTCACCTGTCGAGCCTTCCGAAGTAGTGAGCAAAACCTACATTAAACAGGAAGACATATGATCTTGACGCTTATAATTACGCATAGAGGGCATTACCCTCTATGCGCAGTTATATGATCAATGTTTTGCATATGGGAAAGGAAATGTAAATGGAAAGAGATTTCAAACTAAATATATATAAAAACGGCAAAGTTATAAAAACGGTTGCCGCAAGAAAAATTGATCTTACAATGGGAACTGTAAGAAAGCTTTCTAAGATCGTCAGTATAGACAGAATAAACAACACTGCCGACATATCAAAGGCGGTATTTGAAGCGTGGGAAAGGCTTACGGAAATACTTAATGCTTTGTTCCCTGACATTACCGATGAGGAATGGGACGGGGTAAAGATCAACGAAATGATCACGCTGATGATACAGATAGGGGAAACTGCGGTAAAGGAAGCACTGCTGATACCTACGGATGAAAAAACAAAAAACCCATGATGGGGCATAGGAGAACCCCGACTTTTAGTCAAACCCTGTTTGAAATAGAATACAATCTCTGTCATGAATACGGGGCTTTGTCCCCTGATATGATCGACAGAATGTCATATATAGAAGCAATAGAAATGTATGCGGAAACAAGGCGTGTACAGATAGAATTGAACCGCATAGCGGAGCAGGAGAAGGATATGCCGAAATATATCCCTGCTACCACCAACGACTGGTGAGGTGTTAATATGGCTGTTGTACAGTATGTCAGTAACGTAAAAAAGAATGCAAGACCGTTTAATGTTCCTATGTGGCTTTTGAAGCCTGCTTTGGATAAAGTGAAGGGAACGATAAAAAAGAGTTATCCCGAAGAAGGAGAACTGATTTTTTGTGCATTTCGTACATTCGGAGGCACAGAAACTCAGGTGAACGGCGTGACAGTAGTAGAAGATACGGTTGTGATCGATACATGGTACAGACCTGATATTACATCTGATTGCAGGCTTAAAGCTGAAAACGGAAATGTATATGAGCTGCTGGGAACTCCTGAAAACCTATACATGAACAACAAATTTCTGAGGTTCAAAATACGGAGACTGGGAGGAACAGCGTAAGTGAAAGAGTACGCCAGATTAAATATATATAATACGGAATGGGTGAAAATCGGATATATAGACAGTTATACATCACTGATCTGGACAAGACGCTTTACATCATATGGAGATTTTGAACTGTATATGCCATACAACCCGGCATGGAAGGATGTAATAAAGCCTGATTATTATGTAGAAATAGACGGCGACCCGGAGTTCGCAGGCGTTCAGGACGATGAAATATACGCAATGATAATAGAACGTATTGAATATGTTCAGAAGCCTGATGAACCGACTATGCTGATAGTTAAGGGACGGTGTCTTGAATCCATTCTTCACAGGCGTGTGTTTTATGAAGACATCGTGCTTTCTGACAGCACCACAGGCTACTCCCTGTCAAGCAAATACGGGTATCTGGAATATATAATCAAAAACTGTATTGGTGTTGATGCTATACCTGCAAGAAGGATCCCCTATGAGGCACTGAATGTAAATATACCTATGCCGCAGTATGATGACAGCCGTGTAAGGACGGTCAATAAAAATGATAACTTAGGAGAAAGTATCAGTGAGCTGCTGGCTGCCTGGGGCTATGGTATATTGGTAACTTATAATATATCAGACGAGAAATTTTATATAAGATTTATGAATTCCGTTGACAGAACTGGACTGATACAAGGCAGCAAGCCTCTTGTCTTCCGCTCTGATCTTGATAATCTTGAAAATTGCCATTACATAATCGATAATTCTGGCACAGCTAATGTGTGCAGAATCTCATCCAATAATGCCAATGCCACATATCCTCCGGGGCAGAATTATGACAGTGCGGAATTTAAAGGCTTGCGGCGAAAAGAAATAGCTTTTTCCACTGATCTTTTAGGGAGCTCTACAGGTACATATCAGGCACTCCAGGCAAGCGGACAAAGGCAATTGAGAGCCTACTACTCAAATCAGGAGATATCCGCTGATGTGATCGCAGAATCGGCAGAAAACTATAACCTGGGTGACGTTGCGCTGGTGGAAACGGATTTTGGTGTGCTGGCTACCGTCCAGATAGCAGAGATCACTAAAAGCTGGAGTGCAGAAGGATATACAAAATATCCTGTTTTTGGCACGTTTAAGGTGCTGGAGGATGTCAGAAAGGACGGCGAACCGTAATGTATACCGATATTGAAAAAATAAAGCTGTCATTAGGTGTGACTGGTAATTATATGGACGCAGTGCTTACAGAATATGCAGAAGAGGTAGAAGGGTTCCTTATCAGTGCAGGCGTACCGCCGGCTAAAATAACAAACGGCATTGTAGCCCAGGGAGTTAAAGACCTATGGAAGCCTGACGGGGCAACAACAATGCTGTCTGATTATTTTATACAAAGAGCGAAGCAGCTTACACTATGATAGAGAAGGTATTAAGGCAACGCCACATTGCCTTAACTATAAAAGCTGTAATTAAGAGGTGTTAGCATGGCAACAGGGTATTTTACAGTCAATACAAATGTCTTTCAGGATCTGATAGACAAGCTGGAGGCAGCAGGCAAGTCAAAGGAAATGTATGACGCAGTAAAAAACGGAGTTCTTGAAGGGGCAAAGGCTGCTAACAAAAACATAAAGGAAACGCTTATAAAGCCCAATATGCCGGCTCTGGGAAAATATTCAGAGGGAATACATAAAGCACACACTATCGAACCGGATGTAAAGCGTTCCGGAACAGTTGTATATACCAAGATAGGCATTGATTCAAAAGGAATAGACCCGGTAGGTACTCAGGTGCTTATATACGGCTCACCAAAGCAAAAACCTCTTACCGGGCTGTATGAAGCTATATACGGCGAAACAACGCTTGATAAAATACGGGAAAAAACAGTGCAGAACATAGTTGAAGCATTGACAGGGCTGCTGAATGAAGGGAAGTGAGTAAATGGCGAGTAAAAAAAATGAAGCCGAGGTGAAAATCTCTGCTGACCTTTCCAAATTAAATCAAGCCATGAGAGATGCGGCACGTTCCATACAGATAGCTAACGCAGAGTTCAAGAAAGCCACCGCAGGTATGGACAAATGGGGAGAAAGTGCAGAGGGCATAAGAGCAAAAATCACTCAGCTGAATAAAGTCCTTGACGCAGAGGAGCAAAAGCTGCTTGTACTGAATGACAAATACAAGCTTACAGTCAAAAATCAAGGCGAAAGCTCTGAACAGGCTAAAAAGCTGGCTGTGGAGATAGCCAAGCAGGAAGCGAAGATCGCAAAAACAAGAGGTGAAATTGAGAAATACAATAATAAGCTTGTGGATCTGGAGCAGGCAGAGGATCTGGCCGAAAAGGAAAACAAGCAGTTTGCAGAAAGCTTTGACGATGTAGGGGGCAAATCCGATGAGGCGACAGGAAAGCTTGAAAAATTCGCTAATGTCGCAGGGAAAACCATTACAGGAGCCGCCAAGATCGCAGGTAAAGCAATACTGGGTATTGGTACTGCTGCACTGGGAGCCGGAGCAGCGGCAACAAAAATAGGCATGAGCTTTGACGAGCAAATGTCTACGGTAAAGGCTATATCCGGTGCGACCGAGGAGGAATTTGAAGCTCTGAGGGAAAAGGCACTGGAAATGGGGTCTACCACCAAATTTACCGCAACTCAAAGCGGTGAAGCTCTTGAATATATGGGTATGGCAGGCTGGAAGGCTCAGGATATGCTTCAAGGACTTCCCGGAATTATAAACGCTGCTGCTGCAAGCGGCGAAGACTTAGGAACTGTATCGGATATCATTACCGATGGTCTTACAGCTTTCGGGTTGCAGGCGGAGGACAGTTCGCATTTTGCTGATGTTCTGGCTGCTGCTTCTGCAAATGCCAATACCAATATTGGGCTTATGGGTGAGACATTCAAGTATGTTGCACCTGTGGCAGGAGCTTTGAAGTATTCTATTGACGATATGGCTGTCGGTATAGGGCTTATGGCCAACTCAGGAATCAAAGCAGACCAGGCAGGTACATCATTGAGAAGTATCTTGTCCAGAATGGCAGCTCCTACAGAAAAAGTCGCTAAGGCTATGGATAAGCTCAATATTTCTTTATCTGATGATGACGGGAGCATGAGAAGCTTTGATGAGTTGTTAGGCGACCTGAGAAAAAGCTTTGACGGGCTGTCCGAAGCTGAAAAAGCCAAGTACGCCAATGACCTGGCAGGCAAAAATGCTATGTCCGGCTTACTCGCTCTGGTCAATGCCAGCTCCCAGGACTATGACAAACTGACAAAATCTATACGAAATGCTGATGGAGCGGCAAAGGAAATGGCGGATACACGCCTTGACAATCTCCAGGGCGACATTACCATATTTAAATCGGCTCTTGAAGGGGCTGCTGTTTCAATTTCTGATCAGATCGCTCCGGCTCTCCGTAGTTTTGTACAGGAAGGAACCAAAATGATCCCGGAGCTGTCAGGAGATATTGCAGAATTTGGCGGCGAGCTGGCAGGTGTTGCAAAAGGGCTTATGCCCACTATAAAAGATCTGGTGGGGGCTTTAGTTCCTGTTGCCAAGGACATCATGGGAGTGATCAAGGATATACTGCCTTACTTGTCCCAGATAATCAAAAGCCTGCTCCCACCTGCACAACAGCTTATAGAAGCTATTGTGAAGGCTGCAAAGCCTTTTATTGAAAATATCCTGCCTCCTGCCGCAAAACTGATAGACCAATTAGCCAAAGCTCTGAGCTGGCTGCTTGAAATTCTTACTCCTCTTGCGGAAATACTTGCTAAGGTACATACTACGATCGTAGGAGGAATGATTGACGCATGGTCTACACTTATAGAGGTTATAGTTGGGTCACACGCTGATATTGAAAAAACAAGAGAGGAATTTTCAAAGCTATCCGGAGAAGAGCAACAGGTGATCGATAGGTCTCAGGAATTAAAGGATCAGCAGGAACAGCTTAATGACAGCCTGAAAAACGGCTTTAAGGAGGTAGATAAGGAGCAGGGAGTTTATGACAGGCTGGTTGACAGGCTCAAAGCCATCACCGATGAAAGCGGAAATGTAAAGGATGGACAGGAACAGGTAGCACAAAGCATAATTGACGATCTTAACAACGCCTTTGGTCTGGAAATGGAACTGGTTGACGGCGTAATCCAGAAGTACGATGAGCAGATGAAAAAACTGGATGAACTAAGAGAAAAGAAAAAAGCACAGGCGTATCTTGACAGTGCGCAGGATGAATACGCTTCTGCTATCCAGTCCGAAAACGAGTATATAAGCAACTACGCCCAGGCGACCGCAGAATATGAAAAAGCGGTAGAGCAAAGGAAAAAGATAGAAACCGATATGTACGCAGAACGGCAAAGGATCATAGACCAGGGCGGCACATTCGATGACAGAGAGTGGCAGGCAAAGCTTGAAGGCGTGACCGAAAAGATAAACACATTGAAGGAAGCAAAAAGAGAGGCAAATCTTGCTCTTGCCGACAACCAGGCGGTAATAAAGAATTTTGAGGAAATGTCTGATGCTATAGCCGAAAATGATCTTCCGAAAATGGAGCAGGCATTCAGTAATATGAAAAATAACTTTATAGATGCTTCTACCGGTACAAAGGAAGCTCTGGCAGATCAGACAAGAGAATTTCGCAAGGCATATGAAGATATGCTGGCAGCTTCAAAGGTTGAAGGGTCAAAAATCACAGAGGAGCAAGTAAATAATGCATATGAAATGTACTCCAGATCAGCTGTTGAATGGCAGAAATTGACAGGCATGACAGACGAAGAGCTTAACAACGTTTTAAGTATTGTCATGGGCAAAGCAGGTGATTTTTCGGGAGCCGGACAATCGCTGGGCGAAAATACAGGATACGGAATTGTAAGCGGCTTGTACGCTGCGGCAGAAAGTATATATTCCACGGCACAAGGAATTGCAAATAACATAAGCAGCATAATGTCTAACATTACTGCGAATGTGAATATAGGAGCAACGGTAAACACTGGGGCAAAAACCGCAACGGGCGGTATCGTGACAAAAGCGCAGACAAGAATTGTCGGTGAAGACGGAGCTGAAGCTATCGTTCCCCTTGAAAGAAATACGGGGTGGATAGATGCAGTTGCAGAAAAGGTAGTTATGGCAGCAGGGGGCGGCGGTATAACACCAAAAAATGTTACAAATAATTACACGTTTAATCAGGTGAACAACTCTCCCAAGGCTCTGAGCCGGCTGGAAATATACAGGCAGAGCAGGAACCTACTATCATTTAAGTCGTGATGCGCACAAGCGTTATAGAAAATAAAAAAGGCAGGTGATGAAAATGACCAAGCTTGAAGCATTAAAACAGCAATACATTGCTTTAGGAGAAGACCCTAAGGATGTGGAAAATATAAATACCATATCCGAAATGGTTGTTAAAATCGCAGAGTGGCAGGAAGAACACGGGGGCGGCGGAACGATCACTGTAGATGATGAACTTTCTGAAACATCAAAAAATCCGGTTCAAAACAAGGTGATGACTGCGGCGATAAACGCCAAGGCGGACAAGTCTGAGGTGCAAACAGATGTGCAGGAGGCTGTTGAAACCGCTGTGGAGCCGGCAGTACAGGAAGCTGTACAAACCGCAGTTCCTAAAGCGATAGACGGCAACAAGGCAACTGATGCCGAGGTCGATGACGCTATAAGTAATCTGGATGATCTATAAAAGGCATCCACTTTTAAATCAGGTTTAAGGCACTGTAAAAGGCAGTGCATAAACAGAATAAATTTATTTAATAGGAGGAAACTATTATGTCAAATCTCATTACGCTTTCACAGGCACAGGAAATCGCTAATGCGGTGATCGGAAAGGTCGCTGACAAGCACTATCTGCAGGAAGCAAATCTCCCTTCCTACACCATTAAGAAGCAGGCAGAGGCTGAAACAGGCTATGCGCATACATACCAGCTTTTTGAGGTGACAGGTGAGGGTGCATCCGCTGTTGAAACAGCAGTAGGTGCTAAGATCAATATTCCTAAGGATATGGTGGTACAGTCCGCAACCGTTGAAACTGTTGAAACTGCCGATGTTCCTTATGAGGGCGCACAGGTAGGCGACAAGTACATTGATCTTGTAATTGCAAATGCTGACAACACACACGTTTACATTCCTGTAAATGATCTTGTTGACGTTTATACAGCCGGCAATGGTATTAACATTACAGGCAATGCAGTTTCTGTCGTTATAAACGGCACAAATGCAAACGGTCTGAGTGTTACTGCTAACGGTGTGGAGCTGGCACTTGCAACAGCTACAACAGCCGGTGCTATGAGCGCAGCTGATAAGGATAAGCTGGACAACGCAGATGTAACAGCTTACACAGCAGGAAACGGTGTTGACATTACCTCACATACCGTATCTGCTGTAGTTGATACCGCTAATGCAAACGGTCTTTCTGTTGGCGCAGACGGTATCGCTATGGGTCTTGCTTCTGCAAGTGCTAACGGTGCTATGAGTTCCGCAGATAAGGCTAAGCTGGATGATGCAGACGTTACAGCTTATACAGGCGGCAACGGCATTGATATTGCAAATCATGTTGTTACAGCTGCAGTTGATAACGCAAATGCGAACGGTCTTTCTGTAGGCAACGGCGGTATTGCTCTTGCGGCTGCTACAACTTCAACAGCCGGTGCTATGAGTGCGGCTGACAAGACAAAGCTTGATGACTTTGAGCTGGCAACAGCAGCTGAGGTAGAAACTGCTATCGCAGGCCTTGATGAGCTTTAAGCTTTAAGCTTCCGGTTTTACGAAATGTAAGAGGTGCTATGCGCCTCTTGCCAAATCTCTTTTTCGGTGTATTACAAATTATAAATTGCATAAAAGTGATTTGGTAAGAGGCGCATTTTTTAAGAGGTGAAATTATGACTAAGCTATGGGCTTTGAAGCAGCTTTATGTCTCGCTGGGCGGTGACTTCAAGGATGTAAGGCTCATTGAGACTAATGCGGAGATGATAAAATACATTTCCGACTATATAAAAGAGCATGGCGGTGGCGGCGGTGGTACAATTGCTGTTGATGATGAGCTTTCTGAAACATCAAAGAATCCGGTTCAAAACAAGGTGATTACGAATGCAATTTCCGAAATGCCGTCAGTAGCTGATGTGGAGGATATAATTAACGCAAATGCCGCTACCATCATTGATTTATCAAAGGCGATAACGGAGCTTATAGATCTTTAAAAGGAGGTTTTATTATGGCAAAATTAGCAACCATAGATCAGGCTAAGGAGCTGACTAATGCGGCTTTGAGCAAGGTCAAGAGCAAAAAATATGGCGTGGGAAACTACACCATTAAAAAACAGGCAACTGCTGAAACAGGCTATGCCCATACCTATCAGCTTTTTAATGTTGTAGGTGAAGGGGCAACTGCTACCGAAACGGCTGTGGGAGAAAAAATAAATATCCCAAAGGATATGGTGGTACAATCTGCTACAGTTGAAACAGTAACAACAACAGATGTTCCTTATCAGGGTGCTGCAGTAGGAGACAAATATATTGACATGGTTATTGCTAATTCAAGTGGTACTCATGTTTATATTCCTGTGAATGACCTTTTCAATGAGTATAGTGCCGGCAACGGCATTGATATTTCAAGCAGTGTGATAGCTATTAAAATCGACAATGCAAATGCTAACGGGTTGAGTGCTACGGCAAATGGGCTGAAATTGAATACAGCTACAGCATCAACAGCAGGTGCTATGAGTGCGGCTGATAAGACAAAGCTGGATGGGCTGGATAACAGTCACATAGAATGCGAAGATGTGACTAACGATGTGGCGTATAACGTGCAGTTCCAGCTTTATCAGGGCAAGCCGAGGCTGGTGTATGAGGAACAGGCGTAAGGAGGTAATAAAATGAGTACAACTTTAAATCTTCTGTCGGACAGCACTTTCGGTGACAAGCTGGACGAACAAAATGCGATTTTGGAAGATATAAGAGATAATATAAGTGGTGGCGGTGGCAGTTTTCCTTATATTGCTATGACAGTAGACGAATATTTAGCAATAACACCGCAGGCAAATAAGGCGTACTGGGTTTATAATGCAGGCTATGAACATGGAGTTTATTTGAATGGCAATTGTGTGGAGGGTAAAGATGTAGCGGTCACAAATCCGTGGGTAGCTATACAGAACCTTGTACGTGCAGGCACGTTTGCAAATACATATTCTGTAGGAGACCAGTTTACAGTTAAGTTTAATAATGTGGATACTGCATGGGATATAGTTGCAATAGATGTTGCTACGCCTGCGGATTCAAACCTTTCACACTCTGTAACACTTATGCCGCATGATTGTTTAGATGCGCTTATGTTTGATAACGCAGAACCTAACAATCCTAATTCAGATAGGAAATCATATGGTAATAACAGATATAAGGAAAGTAATATCCGTTTGTATCTTAATAGTTCAGGTGCAGCCGGTACATGGTGGAGTTCTCAGGGTACATACGATGCAGCTCCTGATTATGCAACCACAAAAGCTGGATTTATGAGCAATTTTGAAAGTGACTTCTTAGAGGTCATAGGTAAAACCAAGATCAGAGTTGCTAAAAACACTGTTACAGATGGCGGTAGTTACGAGGACTTATCCGATGAATACTTTTATCTCGCTTCCGAGACAGAAGTTGGACTTGGAAACGAAAACAATATCGCAGAGGGTTCAACGTTCCCGTATTTCTCGGACAATAATCGTAGAATTAAAAACTATCAAGGAAGTGCAAAATGGTGGTGGCTTCGCACTCCG